AGCATTTTGTGCCAACGATGCCGTTTGTAACGACATATAATGGCCCAATACGTTTAGGTTGGTGGCATTGTCGCTAGTAAATGGCAATCCCGCGTAACCACCGGACAAATTACCAACAAAGTTAGCGCCGCGGCCGGTAAGAACATCATCAGCCAACTTGATAATTTGGTTGTTGTTAAACGTCTGCACCGGCACTTGTGTGGCTGCTTCTAACGCTCTAATACGCGTTTGGTTGGCTGCGGTAAGTGTTTCCGCCGTTTCGCCTGGACGCATACGCGCAACGGGTTCTGTGCCACCGGCTGGTTGACCAGCCATTGGTTGGGCAGTAATCGGCGCCGATGGTTGCACAGGAATTGATGTAGCAGCGCCTGGCATGGAACCGCTTTGGGGCGCCATTGGTGCGCCTGGCGCTGTCGGCGTTGATACCGGCCGCTGCGTCTGTTGACCAGGCAACTGCGTAGCCGATGGCGTACCTGTACCAACACGTTCGCCAAGGAATCGACCATTTGCGTCGAATACCTGAACAATCGGATTATTATTTATATCCAATTTTCCGGTCGGCACTTCACGCAAACTTGGTGGCAGCTGTGCTGTGGCTAACGGCGCTTGACCAACGCTTACTTGTGGCGTCCCACCAGATATAGACGGCGTTGTAACGGTTGGGAACGTTGCCGCACCTGTGCTAATTGTTCCAGCGCGTGGCCCAAATTCTTGTTGCTGTTGTTGTGGCGTCATTAATGCATTGGCGCCAGAAATCGCAAGCGATGGCAAATCTGCGCCTTCAGGCAACATATTTAATGTTGTTTTGTATGCATTAATTAATTGTGCTAATGCGCGATTATTTGGATTTTGTTTTATTACATTGTCAAGTTCGGAAATATATGTGCGTTTGTCTTGAATGCCCAAACGTCCCAACATACTCATAGTCGACCCAATTATTTCGCGTTGTGTTTGCGTAAGACTCTGGGCTGCTTGGCTTGCTTGGGTTTGTGCTGTGGATAACGTTGTAAATTTACTAATAAAATCGGGACCAGTTAACGGCGCTATCTTTGGAATTTCCGCGTTTAATTTGTCAATGTCCATGCGGCCTTCAGTTTGAAAATTCTCTGGCCGCGACAAAAAATCTTGTAATCTTTTGCGCTCACTTTCTTTTTGCTGCTCAAGCGTCAAATTAATGGCGCCGCGCTGATAATCTTGCACACCGCGGCCGACGTTAACCATCTCGCCCAGGCTCATACCTTGGACCGGTTTAATTTGTGTGCTAACTGGATTTACGGTTAAATCTGCCATTTTTTATCCTTTAACGGGCTGACTCATATCGCTATACATACCGCCGCCGCGACCGCCCGAATTCAATAATGAATACATAAACCCAGCGTTTCCAATCCCTTGTATTCCACCAGCATACGCATTCGCAGCACCAATCTGTCCAGCACCAAGTGCCGTAGCCCCGCCAATTGCGGCGTTTCCAATATTAGTTCCGGCCGTCATTGCTGCGTTGCCTGTTTGTTGTGTGCCAACTTGACCAATACCCGCAATCCCTGCAAGGGTGTTGTAAATTTGACCACGCTGCGCCAATACTTGGGGCATGGCCGTGCCAATCGTGTAATCAATAGCAAACTTTTGGGCCGCACGGTCAACGTTTGAACCACCGCCCCCAACGTTCATTCTCTGTTGCGCGGCGCCAGTACCTTGTTCCATTGCAAATTCATAACCAGGCAGATTTTTGATTTCTTCAGCACTAACTGGCGTCGTCAACCCTGGCAACAAGTCACCGATACGGGTTAATGCGTCGTATCCGGCTTCGCGGTAAGGGCGTTGTTGCTCATTAACAATTCCAAACATTTCCCGCTGCTGGTCGGCAGCATACTGCGTGGCGTCAGCTTGTTTGGATGCCGCTGACCTTGATGCGCTACCTTGCATTGCTGACGCACCAGCACTTAATAATGCGGCACCTAAAATTGCGGTACTTGTCGCAATAGCCATTTTAAAATTCCTTTATAAACGTTCTTTCTAGTGGCTTAAAACCAGCCCGAAAATAAACTTTTTCCATTGCCGTCGCCCGTTCATCTTCTAAAGCAATCATAAACAAAGCAGTTGCACCCTTTTGTTCCGACCAGGTTTCTATAGCTTTAAACATCATTTTCCCGATACCGCTGCCTCTGGCTTTGGGTGTTAACCACCACCACAATTCCTGACCAACGGTGGATTGACTAAAGTACAGCGGATAAATCAAACATGATGTTACGCCAATAATTTCGCCATTCATTTCGCCAACTAATAACAATATGTCATTATTTTCCAATGAAGTAGCTAAAAAAGCACGAATTTTTACTGAATCATAAACAGCAACATCTGCCATTGGTGATGCCGCATGAAACTCTGCCAACATATCAACGTAAGCATCTAAATCTAATGTTGTTGCTTTTCTAACGTTCAAAACGTACCCCCGCCAATACCATTTAAAGCGGTCAAATCGGTAAATTTACCCGCGGCCGGTACTGTTAAACCTATTGTAGTATTGTTAATAACACCGCCGTTAATAACTTGATATTCAACCGTAACGCTCACCAGCTGCGGGTTTTGTAACCAAATAATCCATTCCCGCGATGGTCGGCCAGTATCCTCTTGGATAAATGGCGACGTTGGGAATGCGATATTGGTATTAACCGGCATTAATTACTCCCAGCAGACGCTTTTAGGTTTGCAGAAACAACTACGGCCTTAATAGGATCACTCACCGCAACTTCAAAAATACGGTCCCGCGCCCATCCTAACCGGCGCCATATAGCCCGATTGGTGTACGAACCAATTTTGCCAATGCTGACCCAATGTTCATTTGACCAGGTAGAACCGCCGTCATTGGACCACCGCAGCATCGCCTGGGGATCATCGCCTTGTCCAGTTGTTAACCCAACACCAGGTTGAAATTGGATTTGAAATTCCTCAAAATACTGGCGTTGCAAGTCGGTCGTAATATGGGGGGCGCGGCGCAGCCGACGGATCGGATTGCCGGCGTCGGTGTACTCATCAAAATCCAAACTGTAAATTTTGCCGTTTTCCCAATCACCAACTAAGTTTTTGTTTGCAAATGCAATGCCGCATTGGGCGCGGTGACGATGGTAAGTTGCTGTCGGGCTATCCCAATACAGCCATTTAAACCATTGCTGCGTTGTTAAATCATAAACCCACGTCAAATCAATCTGGGGGAATGTAATAACGTAAAACTCATGCCCCTCAACTTGGAAGGTCCAAGCACGGGCGTCCGATACGTCGTACCCGACCAGGCTGTTTTCTACCGCATGGGTTGATAATCGGAAATACTCATAACCTTTCATTTGGCCAATCGTTGCAGTTCCCAAAGTGTCGCGGCCAAGAAACATAAATGTTTCAGCAAATCTTGCAATAGAAAATGGTGCGCCGCAACCTGTCTGGCTGGATGTGCCGCTAACCCGCTGAAATGGAAAAGTAATTAAATTGGGGATGACGCTGCCAACGTCCACCCAAACTTCAGACGTAACTTCGCCCAACAGATAAGCCTGGCGGTGGTCAATAATAAGCGCCACCAATGGGTCTGGCGCCCCGTCTTTCGACCCATAGAGCAGCGTTGTGGATAAGGGTGACCCCAAGTCAGTCACAGCCCAATTTTGCGTCCCTGGCTCATTGTAGGCAACGTAATTGTCTACAGTATCCACGACAGTCGCACCTTGCCAATCCCCATCAGTTGAAGGCAATTGAACAAATGTGTTGGTAGCCACAACATAATAATAACGTTGCGGTCCATCCACCATGTATGCAGTTAATCCCTCGGTGGTCATTACGTTGTCAGTAATGGACACGGGGCCGGTATTGGTGGTCAATGTCCCAATTTGTATATAAGTCAGATCAGTAGCAATCCGATACACTCGGCTACCGCACACAGCAATAGCGTATTGAAGGCCAGACAATGCTCGCATACCGCGAATTTCAGCTGGTATTGGGAATTGAATTTCAGTCACTAAACCAGGCGTTGGATATAACGCAACAATACCCCGCTGACCTGGTTGTTTTGTCGGGTCAATTTCGGGGTAAAAATTGATACATTCTTGATCGTCTTGGTAAATCGACCTAGTGGTGTATGACGCGCCAACAAAACCAAAATCAGGCATTAGTTAAATCCCCCGTCCATAATAAACGCTGCGTCTTTTGGTCTTCCCGTCATTAAAACGTCAGGATATTTTGACACTTGCGGCGGCTTCATATTGGTACGTTTGATTGTAGCCTTGGCTTGAGCCGCATAAGCATTTAATTGTGCTACTTGTAGCTGATTTACTTTCCCAAACATTGGGGTCAACCGTTCAGCCAGGCACCAGCGCAGCGCCATATTGTAGCCCTGGGGAAATTGCAACTGGCCATACAAATCACTAAATTCACGGAAAATAGTTTGCGTAAACAAGTGCATTTCGCCCTGGGAAGGATTTGGCCACAAGTAAATCGTCCCCAATAGTTCCGACGGTTGGTAATAAAGCGCTTTGGGCCAAGGACCGTTCAAGCCTTTCAAACCAATGGATTCGTATTCTTCTAGGCTTAAAATAGTAATTGGGTAGTCTAAGCCGCCCCCGTAAATAGGTGCGCCATTAGACGTTGTGGTGACCCGCACAAACGCAGACTCAATCGTTAGCGGGCGTTCGTAGTAGGCAGTAATTGTTTGGTTTACAACAGGCACTAAATGCGTTTGGCTGACTGTGTATGTGCCGCCTTCGTTGACGTTTCCGCCCGCGCCAGTTTCAAATGCCACAATAGTTGTTCCAGCAACAACGCCAGAGCCGGTCAAAGTCATGCCAATCGTAATGGCGCCCGAAGTCACGCCATTGGCTGGGACCGTCAAAGTCGTGCCAGTAATTGACCCCGTAAACGTTGCCCCGACATTACCGCCTGGTCCGATGGTGTACTGAATTTGGTTTTGCACACAAGGGAAAACAATTTCGGTGCGATAAAACACCATCATATTTTCGTTTGACCATTGGGCAATCATGTCGTTCAGCATATCCAGCGCATCTTGGGCTTCGTCTGCTGTTGGAATTTCACCAGCTGCCAACGCGCCAATATCTTTCATGGCGCGGGTGATAATGTCGTAGGGGGTAGTCATCTTAACCCTCGCTTAAATTGTTTGTTTCCCGAACGGTCTTGGCAGTTTCCTGTACAGCTTTGTGTTCAACAACATCCCAAAACCAAAACCCCGCACCACTCCAATAAAAACTATTACCATCTGAATGTTTTTTCATATAAAAAATCATTTGTTTTTTCCTTTTTAAACTTCAGCTTGCCAATAAATTGTTGGGGTTGTTGATGTTGTCCAATTAACAGTAAACGTTGTTGCCCCTACCGCCGTTAAATACCAATTTCCTTGATGTCCTGCGCCCATAACAAGGACCGATGCCGGCGTTCTAAATAATCCATGATTGATAACTATTGAGGTTCCTGCTGATACTGGGGTTTCATTTCCTCTATTTCTTCCAACAATTCCTGTTTCATTACCAAAGCGATAAGTTGATGCGGTATCAAAAAGTGTTGGTGTATTGGTATACCAATTATTGTTGTCATAAATATATTGGCCTTTTGCGGCATTAGTTCCTGTGGTAACCCACGATGCTGCGCTTGGAGTGCTTGTATCAGTATTTCCTGTAATGTTGCAATTTCCTACACTATCAAGATTTAATGAAATATTTGAATGATTTGAAAACACATTATCCGCAATATTTATTGATGAAATTCTTTGGGATACGGATGCGTCACAATTAATTCCGGTTATGCCGCCATACAAAATATTGCCTTCAACAATATGGCCGCCGCCATCGGCGGATACAAAATTGATACATACGCCAGTTGATCCAGCCGCGGCGCCAACCCAATTATTTGCAATAATTACGTTATCAGCAGAATCAGTAATTGAAATTCCAAAATCTGCCCATTGGTCAATGTTGCAGTCAACAATTTGCGTTAGAAACGAATTTTCAATATTAATCGCAACGCTGCCAGTAATAATAAATTGCGTGTTTTCTATGCACGTTCCCTCTACTCGGTCGCCCGCACCAGATTGCCTGATAAGCAATCCATTCCCAATGCCACCGAATCGGGATGCGCCGCCAACCCTTGTGTTTTGGTTATACATATCTAATTCCAAACCAATCGTCGATGCGCCATTACAATCCCAACGACAGCCTTCAAACGATACATAGCCAGACGCTTGCGAATACACCAAACTTATAGCGCCGTTTCCTGTAAATTGAACGTCGGTAAATCGAATGGCTTGCGAACCGTTTACAAATGTTATGCAGCGCGTTGTTGTGCCAGTTGACACTAAACTTAAAGATTTGACTTTGTATTCGGCAGCGGTTGCTGTAAAGCTAACAATTTCAGCAAAATTGGTTGTGGCCAGCAATGTTGAAACGCCAACACCTGAACCTACCATTTCCCCATAAATATCGCCGATCAATAAAGGCGCCGTTATTAGATAAGTGCCAGGCGGAAAGTAAATTGTTTGGCCATTGGCCGCATCAATTGCACTTTGAATTGAAGTTGTGTCGTCAGTAGTTCCGTCACCTACCGCGCCAAAATCTTGGACGTTTAGGGCGGCCCCCTCAATCATTGCATAAGTTACTTTGGTAATGGCCATTTAGCTTCCTTTAAGCGCGTATACATCAGCTTGCAATTGAGTAATTAGAGCCTGTTGCTCTTGGATTGCTGCCACTAATGTGGCAACTAAGAAACTTGTATCAACGCCTTGATACTTTGGTTTGCCTTCATTATCCACAGCATCTTTTTTGCCTACTACGCAGCCAGGCACAACAGATTGTAATTCGTGAGCAATGAAACCTTGACCTTGTAAACCGTCTGTTTTCCATGTATATGTGCATGGATTAAGTTGTGCAACCTTTGCAAGCGCACCTGTCATTGGCGTTACGTTTTCTTTTAAACGATAATCAGAAACACTTAAATATGAAGTAGTTGATGCGGTTGGGCAAGTAATATACCCAGCTAAATTTGCACCAGAGTTAGTTCTGAAATAAAACTGATCCCCTGATGAAGTTGTTAAATTTGCAGAAAACCCAGCGCTAGCAGTTTGTGAACAAATTGCACCCGCTACACTTAACATACCACTTTGAATAACAGTTCCCGTCCCTACGAGCAAATTACCAACGGCGTCAATACGCATTTTTTCATCGCCAGCAGACCAATCTGCTGCGTCAGTAACTGAATCTACATAAAAAACAAGAGAGCCAACACCGTTTGCGTTTTCACGAACTTGCGCTATTGCAGACTTTGAATATGTTGTGTCAGAGGAAAACTGAACTCCTGCCAGTCCTGAACTAGCGTTGCTGTTTTGCAAGGTTGCGCCAGCAAAACCTGTGTTGTTCGAACCAGTTACTTGAAGTTTTTGGTTTGGTGTGGTTGTACCAATACCTAAACGATCATTTGTATTGTCAAAAAACAAAGACGCATTGTCTTGAGAGTAAACCCCAGACGCACCAGCAAAAATTACCGAACCAGCGGTAAAGACTGTTGCTGTACCCGTACCACCGTTTCCAACTGGCAGCGTTCCGGTAACCCCGTTTGATAAATCAATTTGCGCCCAAGCTGGATTGTTGTTGCTGCCGGTGTTGGATAAATATCTAGTGGCCGTGGTGCTTTTAGTTAATGCAATCAAAGTTGTACCGCTGTTGTAATACAGCAAATCGCCTTGTGAATAGGATATTAAGCCAGTTCCACCGGCTGTTGTTGGCACAACTTTCCAGCCAATAACTTGAATAGCATTTGTATTGTCTTTGAAAAAAAGTTTGCCGTCAGTAATATTGATAGCAAGTTCCGACCCCAACGTACTATTGGTCAGGTTGCCAACTGCGGGCGCGGCGCTGGCCGTACTGCTGCTATATAAAAGTATTGGGGTAAAGGCAGTCTGTGCCATGTTTAAGCCTTAAAATAAATTATTCCACGATGACTCGTTATAACAACGTAGTTTGTTACTTCCTGAATCGTAATAAACATCACCAGCTTTTGCCGTTGCGGGTTGTGCTTGAGGCACATAACTTAACGCACCAGTATCTCGCAAAATAACTTTTTAGTTAGCGTCGGCAAATGTTGCGGCAACACCAAAACCAAAGATTTATACCATCCCAATTTTTTTACGATAGTAAATCATATTTAACCCGTTCTTGAAATTTCACGCCAAAGATTTGTGTCTCTAGCCAAAGTTAAAGTATTTCCTGCAACCATTCCGTAAGGAACGCCGCTTAATAAAATCATGTTTGCGTTGTGTTGAATAGTTGTGTTTGAGTTATTGGACACAACAGTAATTTGTTGGCCTACAAAGCCGTTGCTAAAGTCAGTAATAACCGTTGCTAAAGTATTTGTTATGTAAAACAAATTTATTGAAGTATTCCCAACGCTAGGTGTTTGTGAATTGACTGTAAGCGTTGTCCAAACAGAAGGTACATTTGCAAAAAGAAAGTTTACTGGCTCAGCATCAAAATTAACGTTAATTAAATTAGTTAAAGAAGTATCGCCTGTATTATGATGAATTATGTTATTGCCAGAACCAGTTCCAATAACAATACCGACTTTTGATGGTCCGTTAAAATCGCGGAACGAATTATCATGTATGTTGTTATAGTCCGAAGATGTGCTTCCAGTAAGAACTATACCAGTAGTGTCGGTTGTAGGGCCAGCAGAAGACCTTATTTCATTATCGTGTATGTGGCAACTATTGCAATCATATAATTCAATACAAATATAGTTATCAGTTGATAGTTGTGTTTTATACATCAACATATCGTGTATTGATGTTTGGTACTGATTTCTTAACTTAATGCCGTACCTGTTTGTATTAGTATGCCCAGGACCAATATTTGTTCCTGGCGCTACTCCATCAGCGGTTAAATTAATTCCATCTAAACCGCCAACAATTTCAAAGTTTTCAAAACAAAAACCTTCGCCGTGTGAAGCAACTCCGCTAGCCGCTTCTAAAATACCAGTTTCAGAATGAATAATTGTAAAATTAGTCATAAATGTTACTTGGCAAGAAGTTAATTTAATGCCAGCAACCATAGGGAATGTAACGTTATTGCTTGTTGTCCCTTTGATCGTAACATTCGATAGACAAATGTACCAGCAAGTAAAGAAATGAAGGCCTATATCCCATGTCGAAGTATTTGCATCCGCAGCCGTAATTTCTAAATCATCAACATACGGGCCAAGATAAGTAACAGAGGCAGCTTCTGGCCCTGTAATTAAAAGAGCCGTTCCTCCGGTAGTAGCATCAGTAAGCAAACTAAGCCCCGTAATTTTTGGTGGCGTAATAACGTCTAAGTACGTTATGGATAGTCCTCTTGTGACTGCGGCATTACTCCAAAACAAAATTGCATTTCTGCGGCCCGCGCCAAGAATATTAACTCTGTTTGCTGAACTTACGGTAATTGCTGCCGTCAGTAGATATGTTCCTTCAGGAATATAAAGCGGTGCGTTAACCGTTGCAGCGTAACTGATAGCATTTTGAACCGCCGTTGTGTCATCAGCCACACCATCACCAACAGCACCAAAATCTTTGGCGTTTACATATTGTGCTAATTTGTCGCCTACGTTTGTAGCAACAGAAGCCGTAAACGGTGGTGTATAACTAATCTGAAACGCATTGCCATAAGACGCGGCGTTAATTTGCGTACTGGTAAATTTAACCGAAGCCCCAACGTGCAGACCAGTTACAAACGTAATAACTGTGCTGCTAGTTTCAACGTAAGCGTATTGAGCGCCTGGGCCGTACTGGTTTACGCCATCCACAAACACCGACAAGCTGTTGGTGCTTGGCTGGTATTCCATTGTAGTAAGTGTAAAAACAGTCTGCCCCGCGGTGGCCGTTTGAATCTCTTGCTCACCGGTGTAATTAATAAAATTTGAATTGATACCAGACAAATTGTCATAAGTACCAATTAAATTATTAGCTGAATCTGTAACAACAAATTTATAAGTAATTCCGTCGGTCAACCAAATTTCGCCTGATGGCACACGACCCGCACCATCCAAAACAATTGGATTCGTATGAGCAATCGCGCCACTAACACTTGTATATACATTAGTGTTTGTAGTTGTTCCGGCCAGATAAGTATAAATTTTGCCGCCAGCTAATGGGTCACCATTGTTGTTAAATAATTGTCCGGCAACGCCGAATACAGGGGAAAGGTTGACTGCCATAATTATTCCTCAAATTTGGGGGTAAACACTTGTGGCATCCATGGCAATGATGGCGCTGCTTGTGTTGCTAGGTTGTCAATTTGTTCAGCCAGACGTGATTCAATCATATTTTTACCATCCCTGACAGTTTCTTTTTTAATCCAGCTAACAATCATGTCTTCAGTTACATCAGCATATGGAACCATCAATTTTGGTTCTGCAAAAAACCACGTCCCTTCAGTCGCAACCCATAGGTCCTTTATTTCAGCGCGGCAATGATACTTAGCCTGGGTGATTAACCCATCAGTATCTTTCACGCCCTGAATAGTCCATGTGTAATTCAAAATGCACCCCCGCCAATCCCGCCAGTTGTTGTCAAAACACCGGTGGAAGGATTAAATTTTAATTTAGTGCTGCTTACTTTGGCTGGTAAATTGCCGGTCGTATTAGTAACCCATGTAGGATAGTAATCAGCATTTGTCGTTGTGTCGTCAGTAATCCCAATATTTGCCGCGTTTGTTGCATTTGTTGCGCTGCCAGCTGACCCTGCGCTGCCATCAATTGATACGCCTGTCAGGCTTTGCGACGCAGACCCACGATTTAATGCAATGGCTGTGGTGCCAATGTAAACCGTCGAATTGCCCAGGACACCTGACGGGATAGTGCCAGACAGTTGGCCAGCTGGCACCGACGTAAGGTTAGCGGCCGACCCGCTAAACCCTGTGGCCATAAATATGCCCGTCGATGGGTTAAATTGCAGTTTGGTGCTACTAACATATTGGGTTGTTAAATTGCCGGTTGTTTGATTAGCAATCAGCGGGTAAAACGTTGCATTAGTAGTAGTGTCATCGGTCACCGTAGCATAAGCCGTCGGCGTCACCCAAGACGGGGCCGATGTTCCGTTTGATTGCAGCACTTTATTTGCGTCACCAGCTGTGGACGCCAAAAAGTTTGTGATGCCGCTTGCAGATTGATAAGGGATACTGGCAGCTGCACCGCCGGCCAAATTCGTTGCTGTGGTCGCACTTGTGGCGCTGGTGGCATTTCCAACCGTTACGCTGGCGGGATCAGTCCAGGCGGGGGCGCTTACCCCTGCGGTCATTAGGTAAGTGCTTGTGCCTAATCCAAGGAACGTAGTAGCACCGGCACCTGTTTGGTACGGCACACTTCCCGCTGCGCCAGCTGCCAAATTTGTCGCTGTTGTGGCGGTAGTCGCTGACCCTGCACTACCAGCTGTGGCCGCATAACTAACAGATAAGCCACTTGCTGGGACGTTTTCCCAATATTGTGCGGTGCTATTGTATTGGACAACGTCAAGGTTGCTAAGTGCGCCAAATTGTACGTTTCCATCTGTCCCCCCTAATACGGACCCAAAGGTTGGGCGCACAAATAAAATACCAACGGTTGCAGAAACATGAACGACAGCGGCTACTACGGCGATTGCATTGGGTGCTGCGGGTTTCGTCTTGGTCAATCCACCTGTAACGGCTGGGTTGTAATACAGTAGCTGGCCTTGCACCCAGGCTTCAGCGCCGCCCGTTGTGTTGATTTTTTTAACTTCACCAAACGACGATACAAAAATCCAATCGTTATTGCTGCCGGATTCGTCAGCCACGCCCAAAATTAAATTAGCCTGGTCAACAGTTAAGCCTGTGGCCGCCTTACCAATCAGGCCGCCAGAGGCGCCTAGCGTACCCGCAAACGAAACCACCTGGCCTTTGGTAATTGACCCTTGGCATTTAATTCTAAAAAACTGTTCTTGGCCAACGTGTTGGACCACGTTTCCATTCATCTGGAAAACCATGGTTTGAAACTGGTCTGTAGAATCGTAATACAACCGTCCCGTTGCATCAGTTGGCAATGGGGATTGCGTTGTATTGAATTGAACGTAAGTTGGACTAGCAATCGCGCCTGTGATGGCCGACAAACTGGTAATGTCGTTGTTTGCACCAAGAATTGCCGCTGACAAGTTTAATCTTGCGCCGGCCGCATCTGATGCACCTGTGCCGCCATGCAGCACCGCAACGTCTGTGGCCGCCCACGTTCCTGTTGCAATTGTTCCCAACGTTGTGATGCTGGTTTGCCCTGCATAAGTATCAGCAATTTTTAATCCGCTGACACTTGCGTCTAAAGTTGTTCCGTTTAGTTTGACGGAAAACGCATTGGATATTAGTTGTAGACCGTTTCCAGCGGTATAAGTACCCGCCCCCGAAAACTGCGTCCAAGGCATATTGGTCACGCCAATGGTGCCAGTTGGTCCTGCGGTGGTCACCCAACCTGTTGCTGAAAGTGTTGCGCCGTCTTCAATAAAAGTAAACGCGCCAGGCACTTCAGACCAATTGTTCATGTCTGCGGTGCGCGTCCAACCACTTGATGCGGCCGCATAAATACCGTTTTGTGCCTGGTTGGCTTGGTTTTTAACCAGGATACGGTCACCCGCCGTAAGGCTTGATGGCCAATCACCACCGGCCTGAGTGCCAAGACCCGACAACGTGACAATGTTTGTGGTGGTATACAGGCACGATGCCTTTATATCCAAGCCCTGCGCGACCGAATCCACATATGCTTTATTGGCAATGTCAGCATCAGCAACAGGAGAGGCAGCCACTTGACCAATTGTAAAGTACGCAGCTGCGGGAATTGAACCACCAATCACCGACGAATCAATGGTTGAATTCGTAATGGTTAACCCTGATTGCACAGGATTGGTGGGGGCGTAAAAGAATGACCCCGCAGGACCTACCAGCGTAATGGGCGTAAACGTTGGCTCAGGGCCAAAAACACCCTGAACCGGTACGATATTTGTGGTCTGCTGGTTTGCGACCTGATTGGTCATAATTTACCCTGCCGCTAGTGGCGTCACAAAACATTCACCAGCTGCCGCTGTACCAATAATTGAAATGAAAAAAGTGTTTCTTGGCGCCGGCACCGCAATTGGGTAATTCATCAATGGTGGCAAAATGATTCCTGGCGTTGATGTACCAGTTGTCGGAATTGCTGCTGTTGGCGTTGTGGCCGCTGATGTTCCAAGCGTTACAACAACCGAAGCGCTGCCGGTATTAAGTAAACCGACGTAGTTGTTTTCAACGTTTGTATTAGGCTCAATGGCCAGCGCTGTTGATGCGGAAGACGGTACAGTAATTCTGTAAGTCGGCCCATTTGGTCTGAAACTTGGCAACATGGAATTCCCCTTTGGATACTAAATTATAGGCTTTGAATACGAAAAAGCCACCCCTTTTGAGGGCGGCTTTCCAAGTTCATTAATTCATTCCCGCTTAAGGCAAGAATGTCAGGTCGTAACCATAAATGAACACATCGGCAGTTGCAGCTGCGCCCTGGGCGGTAGTGCAACGAACAAACAGCTGCGAAACGTCTACAGCGTCAGTCGATGTTGCAGCAGTAATGACCACTTTGGCCGCGGTCGTGTTGCCCGTCAGAGCGTAAGCGCTCTTGATTGCTGTACCCGTTGCGCCTGGTCCGGTAAAAACGGCCAGTTGGGCTGTAGTCAGGTCAATGCTTGCGTTTGCAACAATGATTGACTGAACGCTGATATTGCCCGAATCGTTCACCAATTGCGCGACGGTGTCGGCAACGGAGTTCAGATTCACGCTTTGAGCGCTCGCCAGCAAGCGAAGTGCCTGGTTGGTTGCTAAGTTCGATGGGTGGTTGGTATTAGTGACTGCTGGGCCTGGATTTGACATGATATTTTCCTTTGATTTTCATTAACGGGGGGCGATTAACCCCCCACTAAATTACGCTGCAACGCGGCAAGCAAGTTCTTGGTACAACGGCGCCCAACCATACAGCACGTCCAAACGAGTTGGGATGCTGTCGTTGTTAATCGTGTACTGACGAACCACACGAATCGACAAGCCAAGTTCCTTGTCTGATGCGCGGCCAGCGAAGTGAACGCCGTCTGGCAATTCAAGGTCAGCTGTGGCCAGCGTGAATGCATTGCGGTGCATCACGAGGTTTTGTGGGCTGACTGTGCCGGTTGCCGAAGTTCCGATGCTGAACGGTGTGACTGTTGCAGTTGCGGAAGTTGTAGGAATCGACACGTTCTGGAATTGACCAGCTGTAATGATTGCAGGAACAACAGTTACGGACATTGTGCTCGAACCGGCACCGGTAACGGTGGATTGAACAACAAAGTTACGTATCTTGTTGGTGCCGTATGGCTGACGGTTCTGGGGGTTAACAGCGAACACGTTTGCAATTTGAATTACGTCGCCTTGGTTCAATGTCAAACCAGCGCCGTGGGTCAAAGTAATCGTGGACGATGATGCCCAACCAGTTGCAATACCGATGCTTTGTGTATTGGCAGTCAATGTGCTGGCTGTCGAGGTCCATGCACCAAAACGCTGGGAAATCACGTTCTGATCCATTTTCCAGTTCATGCCGCCCGAATCACGACCCATGAGGCCTTTCTGATACTGGCTAGTAACTGCTGACTGTGGATTAAACAAACCTTTCAGGCTGTCCACAATAGTGGCGCTGGTGAATGGTTCGATAATGCACGAACGGCGGCCGTCGCGTGGTGCGCCTTCGCTGTCCAAAAACGCTTGGGCGGTCAGGTATGTAATCAGGCCGCTTGGGGGCGTTCCAGCTGAACCAACGATGTTGGCGGTGCTGTTTTTAGCCATGGTCAGACCGTCAAAGTCAATTTTGTTGGCGATTGCAGCAATGGCTGGCTTCAGGACGCGGTCGCTAAACATATCAAGCGAAAGTGCCAGGTCTTGCGTTGTGAATTGTGTATCAACGTGGAATTGTGTTGACAACGTCACAGGCACGGAAGTTTCGTTGAAATCTTCAACGTTCAGCGCTGGGCCGGTTGTACCGATAAAACGACCTGGACGACGAACGTTCAGAGTGTTACCGATTTTGGCGCCCACAACGGCAAACTGGTCGTCGTATTCGCGGTTAACTTCTGACGTAAATGTCAATTCGTTTTCTAAGACCATCAACGCTTCGTTGGTGATCTTGCTGATGGTAAGTAGGTTATTAGACATTTTAATTTCCTTGGAAAAAGTTTAATTGTCAGCGTATTTTCTTTGAATTACGGGCAGCTTTCCATTGTTGATACGTTCCATGAAAATTCCCATCGGAATCCAATCCCGCATCAACTGTATTTACTGCACCGCGCAACGGCGAAATAGGCGCTGGCGCTCTTGACTTTCCAACAACAGCTTTTGCTTCCGGCGCAGAAACCTTTGCATCCCTCTCATAACGGGCTTCAACTTTTCCAATCTCACGAACGGCGGATACGATTGACATATCGCCCAACTTTTTTGCAAACTCGGCATTTTCAGCCATGTAATACAAAATCTGTGGACCATACTCTGATTCGATTATTGCATCGCGCACGGGGTCCGAAACCTTCACGTCGCTGCTCTGCACCATATCGTCAAAGTCGGGTAACTGGTTTTTAGCTGCGTTCACACGATCCGCCCAGGCTTTAAACTTCACTTCCTGTTCGGCCGCGGCCTTGCGGGCTTTGTCCTGTTGATCCCTTTCTGCCATCTTTTTATCAGCGGTATATTCTGCCAACGCTTTCGCGTATTCGTACATATCGCTGAATTGATCCGGTCTAGGTTCCTCGCCAACTTCATCATCCGCTTTCGCGGGTGGATTTACGCGGGCTTCCAGTTCCTTAAACCTGACTTCCAATGATTCCCTTGCTTCACGCTCTCGCTTCGCTTCATCTCGCGCCGCTTCACGCTGCTTGGTTATCTCTGAAAATCGCCTTTCCAATTTTGGATTAGGTTTCTTCTCTTTCTGCTCATCTGTTGCTGCCGCATCCTTCTCGGCCTCATCTTGTTCACTTTGATTTTCTCCGTCCGGCTCGGCAGCGGCGCTATTTGCGTCTTCGCTAACCGCCTCGGTTGCGGGGTTTGAATCAACTAAACCAAGTTTTTGGGCTGTGAATTCAGCTAAATTCTCGCTTGTGACGACGTTAGCCGCCAGGCGTTCTTGTACTTCAGACATAGGTACCCCTACGAATTAACCCGATGAAAACCCATCGGTAGGCTTTGGGTATTGTCAACCCGAATTCTTTATATGTCAATTACATCATGCCAGGCGGCTGGCCCCCTTGCGGCATTCCCTGCTGGGGTTGCATCGGCGGCTGCATTTGGGGCTGTCCCATTCCTTGGGGCGGCGCGGGTGGTGCCAACAATTCCTGACCCGCTTGGATAAATGGGTTTTGAGTTTGGTTGACTTCCATTTCTGCAAATGCTGCGGTCTGTTGTTGCTCTTGATTGCGTCGTTCCATCTCGGCGGCCAGCAATTCCTTGGGCATTCCGCCTAGAATTAAACGGGTCATCGCGTCGATTTCCATCTTGTTTTGGTCAGTCACAGCTTTGATATTGCTCTGATTAACCTTTGCTTCGTTGATGGTGTCGGTGTTGTAGGCGCGGCTGATTACGTCCATCAACTTACGACGGTTTTGGCCTTCCTCACGCAACGCTGCAACTTGCCCGCGGTTGTTGATCTCTAACTGCATCGCAATCATTTGTTGTTGCATATCCGCAACTGCTTTCTCGGCTTGCAACAATTTCATCTGGAATTGCGGCGGTACGTCTGACTTTTCATCAATCTGGGACAACGGATTCATGGCCGCCAAACGGTCAGCAATAATATCGGCGCCAGGGAAATCCATGTTGCGGAACAACAAATCACCGGCAGCCTGGAATACTTGTGGCGCGGCCATCAAAGGCATCATTGTTTCAACGGCCTGTTGCCGCTTGCTGTTGTAGCCTGGTCCGGTATCCATCACCACATCGTACAAACCGACGGTGACGTTATTCATTACTTCACCAGTAGCTTGCAAGTCGTTGATAGTCACCATGTCTGGCTTGCCATCGACGCCAATAATC